CTCCAACAGGCCAGGACCCTCTGCTGCGCTTCTCATTGCAGACTGAGAGAAGTCCTGTGCGGCCTTGGTTGCCTGGTCCATCAATCCCTGAGTGTCAAACTGTCCCTGGAAGCGAATGACGATAGCGTCAGCTTCCTGAGCAGTCTTACCAGCAGCCTGTAGTGCAAGACTTACAGCTTCCTTAGCTTGGTCCACCGTACCGCCTTGGTCGATGACCTGCAGGCCAATGTTCTGCATAGCAAGGTCAAACTTCTTGGCCTCGCTTGTGGTGTCACGAATCTTGTCAATGACGCCACCGAACTCGGTACGGATAGCCGCAACCTTGTTGAATGCAGCGGATGCACTCTTGTTCGTGTCATCAAATGCCTGACGGTCCTTCGGGTCATATCCGATAATCTTGCTTAGCTTCTCATTATTTGCCATCTTGTCGATAGCGTCAGAAGCCTTGTCGACATGGTCACTGATTAGCTTCCATGAGATTGCGCCCGCAGCAACGGCAGCCATGACAAGACCAACAGGTCCAATCATACCGACGATGCTAGCTCCTGCACTCTTCAGCAGTCCACCAGACTTGGCCAACACACCAGGAACGCTCTTTAGAGTGGAGCCGAAGCTCTTGGTGTTGGCGGCAACGGCAGCGGTACCTGTAGACCACTTTCCAGTGATGTTGTTTCCGATACCGGCCCAGTCGATGGCGTTAAGTCCCTTAACTGCACCGAATAGTGCTGGACCAGCGATAGATGCCAACATTGCCATCTGAGCGATGTTGTCTACGGTCTCGTTAGAGGAGATGGTGGTTGCTACCATACCGGCGGCGAACAGTGCGCCAGACTCGGCAACTGCCTTCATTGCGCCAGACTGCTTTTCGCTGGCGTCAGCAGCCTTCGCGGATGACGCGGCGTTCTGTGCCTGTGCGGCAGCTACGTTCTGTGGAATCCAAAGCCCACCAGGAGTTGTTGTTCCAGTCGCACCTGGCGCTGCGCCACCGCCAGCAGCGGTAACTGCTGGACGAGACATGATGGCCTTGTTTGCTGCTTCCTGTGCCAGACGATACTTTTCCATCTCGGCAGTCAGGTTGGAAAGCGCCTGACGCTCAGAGATGAATCCGGATTCCGCTGCCTGTGCAGCCAATCTAGCAGCCGCCTGCTCCTTGGTAATCAAATTGAATCGAGTGGCCAGCATGACAAGACTAGAGCCCATCTTCAAGAAGTTACCCAATAGGTTGGCGGTCAAACCGACCAGCATGATTGCAGGACCGGTAGCAGCCAGCACGATGGACGTGACGATAGCAAACTTCTTAGCTTCCTCAGGCAGGTCGTTGAATGCCTGTACAAGCTTCAGAATAACTCCCAGCGCGGCGGTACCAACTTCAAGGAACGGCTCGCCTGCTTCGGCAAGCTCAACCTTCAAGGTCTCGAAAGCTCTCTTCAGCTTGTTGGATACAGAGTCACGCAGAGTCTCCAACTCGCCATTGGCTGTGTTCGCCCATTCGGAAGTGGTTCTCTGAGCAACCTCGTTGGCACGACCAATCTGAGTGGTTGCGTCGCCGATGTTCTCAAGCTGGGTTAGAAGGCCAGCAAACTTGGAACCCTGGTGGATACCAGCAAGGTCACCAATAATCTGGGTTCTCTGGATGTTGGTCAAAGGCTCGATAGCATTGGAAATAGCTGTAAGGGTTGGGATAAGCTCTCCCTTACCCTGCTTGATTACCTCCGCGTAGTCAATACCGGTAAGCTGCTCGAAGGCACTAGCAGCCTTCTTGCTTGGATTGAAAATCTTGAAGGAGATGGACTTTAGGGCTGTAGCACCCTCGACTACATCGATACCGGCAGCCTTGAAGCCGGTTAGCAATGTGGTGGTGTCCTGAATATCCACACCAAGAGTCTGCATAATACCGGAGACTCGTGGGATGGCTTCAGAGATGTCCTGCATGGTAAGAACTGTGCTGTTCTCCACACTGTTGAAGAAGTTCCATGTCTCAGCCAACTGCTCGGTAGACAGGTTGTAAGCAGACTGCAACGTAATGTTGGTCTTCAGAGCATCCTGTCGCGCCAAGTCACCCAAAAGCATAGCGCGAGAAACGTCAGCCGTCTGCTGACGTAAATCCAAGCCAGTCTTACCGGCAGCGGCAAGCTCCTGCATGATAGACAAGGTATCATCAGCGGACTGACCGTAAAGCATGGCTAGCTCGCGGGAAGTCTGAATGGCGTCGGCCTTGATTGTTTCGTTGCTCGCCTTGATACCGTTCGCACCAGCGTCATAAACCTTCTGGATGCGGGTGATGCTGGCATCCATATCGTATGCCAGCTTGGCGGTGGCTGCGCCAGCGGCAGCTACCGGCATCGTGAAACCGACCATCAACTGACGACCGGCCCACTGAGTATTCTTACCCCAGTTAACCGTCTGAGTGGACACAGAGTGCAACTGAGTTGCCAAGAAGCCAAGACGGTTCCTCATGGTGTCCAGAGACTTGTTTACTCGGTCCGGAATGGAAACGTCAATTAGCTGCTTGCCATTAAATGCCCCAGGAGATGTGCGAACCACCATCTGCTGCAGAGCTAGCTGCTCCTTATAGGCAGCAGAAGCGACCTTCTGCTGCTTGATAAGGTCCATCAGGCCAAGCTTCTGACTCTGCAGTCTCTTGGTGTATTCGGCGGTAGCGGAATTGACACGCAACTGCTCTACACGGAACATTCCGGTAGAGGCTAGAGCGTTACGATAAACCTGGGATGAGCGAGTAATCTCCTGGTTCATGCGCTTAAAGCCTGCTGGGTCAACCAGACCCTGCTGGTTGACCTGAGCGGCCATGGCTGCATTTAGCCTGGTGACTTGGGATTCGAGCTTTGAGAATTCTCCCGAAACCTGAGACAGGTTCGCAGAACCAAAGATGCGAATATTAAGGTTACTAATCTGAAATCATTCCTGTTTATTCTTCAATTTCGTAGTCCAGGTCGAGTTCGTTTAGTTCGAACTTCTCCTCCGACTCACCACTTAGCTTTGCGGCTACGCGGCGTTGTGCTGCTTCCAATCTCTGTTGCGAGTCTTGCTGGGAATGCTTGTCCAAATCGATTCCCTGAATTGCTGCAAGGAATCTCTGCTGTCGTTGCTCACGGTCCCTTGCTTCCTTCAAAATTGCTTCAAGTTCCGGTAAAGAAATGTACAATTCCAACTCTCCTATATTTCTCCACAACCCCAACAACATTGCTTCTGATTCGAGTGCGGCTAGGTCGAACTCTTCCCAGGTCAGCCCTGGTTTGCCTGGTTCGCTTGTTCCAGAGCCGCTAGAAGATTTGGGTCATTCAGCTTCAAACCACCGCAAACTTCCATAATCTTGTAGATGGTGTCCATGTCCAGAACCTCTTCAAGGTATTCACGATATTCCTTAGAGAGTGGGTCCTTCAACTTACCCTTGGTCTCTGTGAACTTCTCCAAAGCCTTGAACTGGTTCTCCAATGCGATACCGGCGCAGTTGACGAAGACAGTGAAAGATGCCTCTTCTCTCTGCTCATCGGTCTCGCCTGGTAGATTTGCCATCTGCTTCCATGCTGCCATGAAACGACGCAACTGAACGATTGGCAGTGGCTTCAGAATAACCTCGGTGTTGTCCTGAAGTGCAATCTCTACTTCATCATATACTGCTGTTGCCATTTTCAATTCCTCTCATTGTGCTTTGATTGTACAAGAGTGTACGTTATGTAGCAAATAGCAAAGCCCCTACCTAAGTAGGGGCTCGCTAAAGTTCATTCTTCTATCAAACGTTCAAGCGGTCACGGATGGTTCCATAACGTGCGGTTGCGTCATCTGGAAGTGCTCGGAATGAAACTGGAACGACGGTTGGGTCGTTACGGCTCAAAGAGTGAGCGGAAGACTCAACGGACAAAACACGGAAGGCGTGGTAAACGCGCTCACCGTAGTTGTTGTCTGCTGGCTTCTCTGGTGAGTTACCGATAGCAATCAAACCACGCTCAACTGGTGCAGCACCAAGAGAACCTGCCTCAATTGCAGCCTCACGCTCGAAGACACCCACGGATGAAACCGTGCTGTCCAACTGACCCCATGCGATTAGCAAGTTGTCAAGAGTTGCCTCGGCGAAGGTCGTACGAATAGATACAGTCATGCCCTGCTTGAAAATCTTTGCAGCGTCAAGCAACTGGTCAACCTGTACGTCAGCGTAGTCTGGCTCGTAAGAGACCTCAAGACCCTCCTGGGTGTAACCAACGTTCCTCCAGTTGGTTACTAGAGTTCCTACTCCAGTGCTGGTAGAACCGTCTGCGGTTGCAAGGGTTGTACGGTACTTAGTACCGCCGACAAATGCTGGCTTGCTGGTACCAGATGGTCCCAGGTATACGTCAGCAGCACCGACGATAATCTGCTTCTTGTTTCCCATATTAAAAATTCACCTCCGTTTTATTTGAAAATCGGTGGCGCTCTCTCAAAAGTATATTACCGCGACCGAAGTCCCAATGCAAAATTTGGACACATAGGGTCACACAGAAAGGTTTACTGTATAGTATGACTTGAATTCATACTTCATTGTCAAGGTAGCGACTTCCCTACCGCCCTCTTGGTCAGCAGGCGAAGCTCCTTCACCGAATGCGATACGAGCATCTGTGAAGCTGATGCCAATCAACGCACCACCCGTGTAGGTAGACGACCATTTGTTGATGCGACGTGCAGTGTCATCCTCAGCCATGGCTGTGATGATGATGTTCATAATCTTGTTGATTTCCGACACGCTGCTCGAATAAATTGCGTAGACCAGTGTGCCTCCACGAATTGCCCCGTTCGGTCCTGCAGGGTCCTCAGAGAAGCCATACACGATGTATGCCTTGCCGGTGGACTGCATGTCGGGGTCATCCGCCGGTACAATCGGAATCTTTCCGTTGTAGTCAGCGGTGGTCATGGTGGTGTTCTTCTTCAGTACTTCCCATAGGTACAGGTTGAGTACGTTAGCGGCCTGTGTGCCTAATGCTACTGTCATATCTTCAGTCCTTCGTACATTCTTCGTTCTGCATGTGCTTGTGCCTTGCTAAGGTCATACTTGATAGTCTTAGAGGATAGCTTGGTAGGGCGGTTGCCCATTCTTCTACCGGCGCTGTCCACCAACGACTGCATTTTTCTGGTGACGGCACTCTCAATGGAGTCTGTCATGACTCTCTCGCCTTCGGTGTTCCACCAAGCCAGCCAGAACTTCGAGAAGTTACCCGCGTATGTCTTTCCTGGCACGCTGCGAATTGGCCCAGTGTGCCAAATATAGGTGCGTCCGAAGTACTTCGGATGACGTGGGCCTTCAGGACCAAACGGGATGAACAACATGTTATCGCCACGGGGTCTGATAGTGACTGTAGTACCGGCTTCCATGATTGCCGCCTTCGCAGCAAAGACATAAGGGCCACCCTTTAGCAATCGAAGAGTAGCCTTTGGAACTCCTGTAGCCTTTACCGTAGGCTTTGGAATTGGAACAACAGATGGCTGGAACTGGAATCCTATTTCCTTGACTCGTCCAGAACCAGACAGCGTATGACGCCACAGCTTGGCTTCGTTATTCAAAGGATTCATGCGACGCGTAGTCGGCTGTGTGTTGATGCCAGCCGTGCCCCATTCATACATATGGCCCAACGTGCCGGTAGCCATGGCATACGCAGCCGCGTCACCATCGAACTGAATCTTAGCTTCCGCGTGCGCGCGGGTAATCAACAAGTCCATGAACTTTCCATCATCCAGAACCTTGGTAGCTCCCTTAATGGTTCCAATCATGTTAGAAATAGCTGACCAATCGGCCTGCAATTCAATCTGCTTAGGCATTTTGCTGCACCTCCGCACGCTCTAGCATAGCTACGTTTGAAGTATGGTTACCAAAGGGGGCAACCACCGGAGTTACACCCAGCACGTTGAACACGGTGGCGCGGAAGTCACCTTCACCATCAGGACCAAGCTCCTCTTCAACCCACAGAATTTGTCCCTGGCGGTTGCGAATGTTTGTTACTCGGTCTCTCTTAGTTAAGATGGTACGGGCGGGGAATTCTAGACGGCAGTAATCGATGTCTACGTATGTTTCTCCCCAGCGCTCAGTCGTACCGGCGACTCGGATTCCACCGTCGATGATTCCTCTTGCCATGCATGGAAAAGTACCCGACAGAGCACCTTCATTATCAGGTGTCAACGGGTTGTCTCCTACCGGCACCCATACACGGATAATCTCACCCGTGATAGGGTCCTGACGGTCCTGCCATTGTCCTTCGGCACTCGGAGTAGTAGAGCCGCTGGACTGACGCAATATGTCTGCCTTCATATTGAATCTAACGGAGGTCAGACACTTAACCATTAGATTATTGCCCAGCCACGCTTCATGATGTAGTTGTTCAACAGTTGGTCAGCGCGTACATTGCCTGTCTGCAAGTACGCCTGCTCCTTGAACTGGAGTCTCCAGTCGGCAGACTTAATGGATTCCAGATACCTGTCACGATATGCTTGCTCACCGCAAGCATAGTCATTGATTAGCAACTTGGCTGCTTCTGATACTGGTGTTGGCACGGCAGGATATCCCCATGCTCCTGTGATGGTGAATGGGTAGTCGTCCTTCCATACCGCGCCAGAGAATGAGCCTGGTGCTGTGATGACCGGGCCATGACCAAATCTGTCAGGCGTGTGGCCCATGCCATGCGGTGCTTCTAGAGGGAAGTCGTCATAGTCGTATACGCCTACGCCGTCCCAGTAAATGCTAGTGTTTTCAATCTCAGACACAGCGTCATAGTACTTCTTCTTTAGATACCAGCCGTCAGCAATAATGATTGTAGACAATGGATTAAGAGTAGCGCTTAGAGTAGAGAGGCCGGTGATGGTCATTAAACGTTCTGGTAGAGCTAGTGCAGACTCTCCTGTACCGGCCACGACCAAAGCCTTGGTCCTATTTCCGAAAGTTTGTCCGGTGTGCGCCTGAATAATGTAACGCACGGCGGCTTCAATTTCTATAATCTCTTCGTCTGTTGCGCCCTCTAGAATCTTTACGATTTCACGCCTTGACACTAATGGTGTGATGATTTCGTATGAGTCGTTCTTTACAATCTGACCAGCACCCGGAACCGTAAAAGTCCACGTCACTACGACGCTGCACTCATCCAGCATATAAGGCAGAGTGGCTTCCCAGCGCAGGTCATCGGTATTCCAGGATGTGCTCAGCGCACCAGCAGACACACCATTCTTGGTGTACGTGGCGGTAACTGCCCATGCCTGGTCACCCTCAAGGTAAACCTTGTTACTTGTTTCTTTCCACAGTTCCATATTGTTATTGTAGCACCTTGGTCTTTTTAAGACCAAGCTCCACCTCTCCTTTGGTGAATTGTTGGTGTGGTCCATGAACCAATATATACATGCAATACTCCGGAGACCCATACGCCACCAGAATATACCTTAACCGAAATTGCGAAGTCGCTCTTTACACCAGAATCACTGACGGCCAAGGCCATCGTATCTGACGCAGAAACTAATACACTCTTCAGCAATTGGGTTACGTTTTCAGTTACCGTCAGCGCGGCAGTATCGGTAACTGCAATCTGCTTAAGCAGGCTGACAGTCTCGGTGACAGCCAAGGCGATGGAATCTGTTGGACCTACGGCAACAGCGGTAGACACAGATTCAGACACGGACAGCGCAATCGAATCGTTGCCGCTGGTGCTGTTCGAACCAGAAACAGTGGTCGACACACTCAGTGCGGCGGTATCTGAAGCAGCCTTGGTAACCGTACCAAAAATCTGAACGTCTGCAATGTCGCTGACGGAAATAGCGGCATTGTCTGAGCCTAGGTTGTCTGTGAACTTATTGCCTTGGTCATCTACAGAAATGGCAATCGTGTCGGATGCACTTACAGTCTTGAAGATGGTGGCGACATCAGACACAGAGATGGCAGTAGACTCACTACCGCTGAGAACGGCAGAGCCCACAACGCTGGCCACATCACTAACCGCCAAAGACATGCTGTCAGTGACCGGAATAGTCTTAAGCAGCGTAGCCTGGTCATCGACGCCAATAGCAGTAGTGTCAGTAACAGTATTGGTCTTGGTTAGTGTTGCCTGGTCGGATACAGAAATAGCAGTTGATTCTGTACCGCTCACAGCGACAGTAATAGCTGCGACATCAGATACGCTCAATGCTGTGGATTCGCTACCGACTACCGCCGTCACGATGACTAGCGACCCGGTGTCAGACACGCTGATGGCTACAGATTCGGTGCCAGCGCTAGCCAGCGCGTGTGCCGACGTGTCGGCCACAGAAATTGCTGCGGTGTCTGTTGCAGTGAAATTCTTTTGGATGGTAGCGACATCACTCACGGACAGTGAGGCGGTGTCTGATGCCGTTGCCCCGGCAGTAATGCTGGACCCATCTGCCACAGAGATGGCGGTGCTTTCAGAGCCAGTGATTGGCGTCGAGCCTGTAGGCGCTGGCGCGAACACCACCACAGCCTGAGACCAGTCTCGGGCAGTGATAGTTGGATTCCAAGTCTGTGCGCCAGAAGCACTGACCAGCTTGGAAACAGTTCTGACCAGCATGTTGGACACGGCAGTACCAGACGTTGTACCAATGGCAGCCTGCTTGTTCCAGATTCCGTTAGTCGTGTCCGCGTCGGCAGTGTACGTGTCGCTATCAATACCCTCGATTGCAATCGAACCAACGACTAGCTGGTCAGCAGCGGTAGGTGTAATAGACACAGATGGCGTGGTGGTCAAACCTGTCGCGCTCACTTGGCCTACGGCCACTGGGCTTGTCGAATGAATTCCTGCATACTCTTCAATAACGATAGCCTTGGCAGGAGTTGATACTCCACCATAGTTGAAGGTAACGCTGTCGCCGTTGCTGTAGGCGTTGGCAACCTTACAGTAAGCAATATATCCAGTAACACCTGCACTGGCGGCACCCGGGTCATTATTGACAGCGGCAAGCACTGTCCACGTGTTTGAACGAGGGTCCGTTACCGTCAGGGCAACAGCGGCACCATTTGTTCCAGCATTGTCCAGTGCCAAAGAAGCAACCAGATAGCTTCCGACCTGAATAGTGGATGCTGTGGTCAACGGAACGACGGTAGAGGTCTGAGACGTTAGGTTCTGCACACGTGCACGCAGAGGACGCTTGTAAATAGCAGGCTTGGTGTAGGTAGCTGGCCTAATAGCAACTGCTGCCCATGTCCACATAGGAGTAGAGGTTAGGGTTGATGCGTTGAAGTTGATTGTCTCTACCCCGGCATCCACAGTCTCGGATGACTTGCGGACAGCAATCGGAGCAACACCACCAGGCGTTGCGTTTTCGTAGATATCGTAAGAGGTGGCAGCGCCAAGGTTCTGCCACTCGGCACCCATGCCAAAGACCTGGCACCCATCGGCGGTCGTAGTGATTGTGGCGTCAAAGTCGTTGGTGGTTATGCCAGTACCGCCGGTCTCAACATTTAAATAGGAGGCGTGCTGTCCGGAAATAACCCAGACCTTCACAGCACCAGGCTGAGCGCCAGCCAGAGATGTTGTAACCGCAACCGTGCGCGCCGAACCACCGCTCAAACCAACTTCGGCGGTAAAGAATTGAGCCGCACCCTGGTTGATAGCGCCTTGCTTGGTCAGTGGATTGAACGTCAGGCCCGCAGACGTGACGGTAAATGTAGGAGTGCCACCGAACCAGTCCGCAGCTACGCCCACCAGCAAAATAGAGTTATTTGGTGGCGTGAAGCTGGCACTGGTCCAGGGGTCATCCGAGCCGCTGGCGAGAGCGGGAGAGACCGGTTCGATTACTAGTGATGTCGTCATGATATAGAAAAACGCCATGCAGAAACAAACCTAGTGGTTTGCTCTGCACGGCGGTTAGCGTTGCTCCTACTGCGATTAAGCTTATGCGGTTGTAAATGTAAGTGTAGCAGTAAACTGCCAGGTCTGCGCGCTTGTCTTGGTACCTAGAGATTCTACCTTGCGGCTCAGCATGGTGCCAGAAGAAGAAGCATTGAAAATGCCCCACTCCTGCCATGCGAAGTTAGCGTCAGAAGTTCCAAACGTTGAACGGAAAGTAATTACGTTTGAACCTCCTGATGGGAACGTCGCATCCATAGCCTTGCGCAACTTGTTCGAAGCAGCCTGCAAGTCTGTTTGTCCAGCAGCAAAAGCTGTGGTCGAATCGCCAACTCCGATGTGCGAGTTCGCATTGTTGAAGGCAGTTACTGCTGCTCCAATACCTGCTTGAACCAAGTGGTTACGCCCTGCGTCTGTAAGTGGCATTCATTCCACCTCCTTTGTCTGGTCAAAATGCTGTCGAATCTTTCTGATGTCAGTAATGGTTTCTACAACCTTCTGTTCAGAAATCTTCTCTACCGCCAAAACGTCTCCATCCTTGATATGGACACGTTCAAATTCGTTCTCGGGCAATGGTTCACCTTCGAACTTGCTCAATACGATAACTTCTTCGATTTTTAACTCTGGGGCATCGTTGTTCATGCTGGGACCTCAATCCAAATCATACCTTCAAATGGGTCAGCAGGTTCCTCGGAAGAAACGACAGCGTTGTTGATAACACTGACAGTCTTCACAACCTCTACTACTGACTGTCCACCGTTGGTAGTAATTGGGCTCTGGCTGTTCCTGACCACAGTAACGACTGTGGACTCACCTTCGACCTCACTGACCGAAGATGTTGGAGTAATGACTTCAACCTTTATACCCATAGCGTGCTAGATACCTCAATGGTGACAACACCGGTCAAAATCTTTACTTGCTTGTTCGACACGGTGTTGCGAAGGAAAATATCGTAGTTGAACGCCATGACGGGAGGCACTGCGGTCATTTCTGCATATACACTGCCTCCAGGCAGCGTTAGGGAGCGAGGGACCGAAATGTTGATATTCGGCGTACCGCCCGAACCACTGCTGAGCGCACCTTCAACCACCGCGTCAGGCTGGTTACCAACTAAAATTGGGTCTACGTCAGCCAACGCGGCGGTATTGAAGGTATAAACTCGTTCACCTGTGGTAGGGATAACAATATCCATACGCAACTCGTATCCAGAAGAAAGGTCTACGACAGTCTCGCTGCCGACCGGGCCTTCCTTATAGATTAGTTGAATGGATAGGTCTTCACCTTGTCCCCAAGTAAAGTTCGCTGTCTGTGCCATGATGTTATTATAAATGCATTCAGTTAATAAGACAAAATCAGTTGAAGAAGGATTCGACCTCGGACGGCTTCGCTACCGCGAATCCACCCTCGATTTCAACTAGGAAATCTACGTCTGCTGCGTCAACAAACACGTAAGGCATTTCACGAGTGAAACGGTAACCACGGACCTCATATACCGGGTTGTTACGAGTCATCTTAATCAGCGAACGGTCCTCAGGAACAACAGTCTTGGATGCGGCAGGCTTTGCTGCAGCCTTCTTTGCTGTAGCCTTCTTGGCGGTCTTCTTCGCCGCAGTCTTCTTGGCTGCGCCCTTCTTCGGGGTAGAGTCTGAAGTGACTAGAGCAGACTCTTCCTCATCGTCGTCATCCTCATCGTCTTCATCAGTTTCAAGATTCAAACGGTCTTCAAACTGTGGGAAAGATAGAGCAACCTCTTCTGGACGCAATCTGCCTACCGCCTCGCGGAGTGCATCTTCGTCGTCGGTGTCTACCTCAAGAACGAACTCGTCGGCAATCTTTTCAAGCTCGCCCTTATCAAAATTTTCTGCGAAAGACATTTTATCTCCTCCTATTGGAATGTCTTGTACCAGTATAACATAACAAATTACAAGGCCCCAGGAGTTTATCCCTGGGGCCTGTAAGTATTTAGTTGGTCAATATCACGGCGCGTACGCAATGTTCTTGACAACAACTGCTGCCTCACCATTCTCGACTGCGGTACCAACGCGAGCGTAGACGGTGTACTCAATAGCGTCCTTCTTTGGCTTGAACTCACGGTAGACCGTGATTTCACGCTTAACACCCCAGATTAGGTTCTGTGGGTCAATCAACCAAAGGTCTCCACCATTCTGTACTCCAGAAGATGCACCGTTTGCATCGTATGACTCGAACAGTGGAACCTCCTGAAGAGGAACACCGAACGGAGCACCGTATGTAGCACCGGCTGCACCCTCAGTACGAACGCGGGTCTCAAGACCAGCCTGAGACAAAGCCTCAGGTGTTACGAAGTCTGTAGAAACCTGCTGTACAGAGAATAGGTAGTCCTGAATCAATGCTGAGTCTACAAGGAAACGTAGGTTTCCACGACGCTGCATGTACTTGCGGTTCATGTTCTTCAACGCACGGTTGAAGGTTGCACGAGATACGGTTGCACCAGCGTTGTCTAGGACAACAGCGCCACCACCGTAAGTACCTGCTGCTCCAGTAAGGCGCTTCCTCCATCCATCGAATGACTTCAGGGCTGGGTCGGAGCTTGCGGTGTCACCGTTGATTGCGACGTCCTCAAGGTCGTTTGCCATCTGAGCAGCCATTAGACGAGCGATGTGGTCCTCCAGTGCCTCACCCTCAAGGTTGTCCTCAAGAGATTCGGTGGTTAGTTCCCAGTCAAGACGAACCTTGACGGTTGTAACAGACACCTTGGAGAAGGTGACACCCTGGTTTACACCAGTGTCAACACCTTCAGTTGCCTTACGGACAAGACGACGACCGACGTGAATCTTGTCAATCTCATCCTCGTTAGAACGTAGACGATGGGTACGAACCAAGCGACCTAGAACGGTCTCGTCGAACATGTAGTCGATGAAACGGTTGGTCTGGGCGTTGTTCAAAAGACCTCCACCCTGTGGAGCGGTACCAATGTCAGAAGTCTGAATGACCTTCTCTAACAATTCGTTACTCATAGTTTATTTTTCACCTCACTTTTCCTTATAGAATCAATTTGTTGCACTACAGAATCACCTCAACAGGTTGTCGATTGAGAAAGCGCCTGCCCAGTCGTTAGCCTTCTGTACTTTTTCTGGCTTACCGTCGTTGCCAACGTCACCAGACTTCTTGAAAGAACCCTCATCGTTCAATTCGCCTAAGCTCTTCTCAAGCTCTGCGGTCTTGGCCTTTGCGGTCTTCAACTCTTCACCGAACTCGGAGAACTTGCTCTCCAATTCGGAAACCTTTGACAAGAAGGTTTCGTTGTTCTCGGCAATCTTCTTCTCTAGAGCAGCAATCTGCTCTGCGTTCTCGTTACGAGTCTTCTCAAGAGAAGAACGAACTGCCTCGTTCAGCGAATCAATCTTCTTGCTGATTTCTTCGTCAGCGTCAGGAGTTTCGTCAATGCCCTCTGCATTCTGCCTTGCCTCCTCGGCAAGGTCGTGTGCATCTGGCTCAGTGGTCTCATCAGAATGGTCAACCTCCTCAAGAGCCTCAGCCTTGTCCTTCTCTTCATCGACTGGGTTCTCAACATTGTCATTCTTGGACTCTTCCTTCAACTCCTCTAGAGGAGTCTTGGCGTCTTCGTCCTGAGTAACGTCGGCGGATGTGATAAGCGCATCGCCTTCCTTTTCTGCTGCCTTTCTAATTCCCATATTGTTTACACCTCCTTCGCCTTCGTTGTTCGCGGCGTTGGAGCCAAGGAACTTGGTAACTACGTCTCTCACCTTCTCCGCGCGGTCATCTTGGTCTGCCTCTACCCAACCGATGTTTTCCATCGAGTTTCCGCATACCCCGCAGTTGGCGGTTTCCTCGGCGACAGACTTGACGATTTCGTCGGTGGCGCAGTAGAAGATATTTTCTACCTGCATCTCAGCGACCATTCCCTTGACCATGGTGTGGCCATCAGCGGACTTGGTGATACTGAAGACGTTCGCCAATTGATTTGCTGGATTGTCTACCAGTGACAATTCAACCAAGTCGTAAGACTTGATGAATCGTACCGACCTCTCCTGCTCCTTAACGAATTCGTTAGAGGCTTCGATAATGTTGCCTCCAATGGAGAAACCGGTTAGCGTTCCATCCAGCACCTTTTCCCAAGTGCTCTCAGCGCCCTTGGATACTCGTGCCGTGACGAAAATGCCGCGATAAAACTCTCCGTCGTGAAAGAATTCCTCTTCACGAAAGTCAACTACCTTGCCAGCCGCAATCGGCTGGTGCATTTCACGTAGGTTTCCGCGTGCACGTGCGAAAGCTCCTGCTGAAGCTTCTGCCAGCACAACGTCACCCTGGGAATCTACATTGTCAAGAGTGGCGAACCCGTGAACAAGTCTGTTCTCTCGGTCCACCTTGGCAAAAGGCATCGCTAGACGAATTTGATTGCCGTCTGATACCCAGTGACTCTTAGTTAATGTGTTCATGATGTAATATTATCCTCCTTTGATTTATAATGCCAAATTTTAGTTACTTATTGTAGGAAGTCAACCGGCAACTTCCTGGTTTCCTTGTAGTTGACTCTGATGTTAAGGTAGACGAAAGCTGCATAGACAGCCATCATTATTGCTGTTATACCGCCCGTGTTCTGCCAGTCTCCAAGAAAATAACAGGTGCCAACCAAGAACCAATGAATCGCTACGATTCCTGAGCCACGTGTCAATGCTCCGAAGCTACGGCGGGTCGCTCCGAGAATCATCAACGTGCCACAAAAAATAGCGAAGGCACCCCAACCCCATTCCGGCGCAATCGTCGCCATCACAGAGTAAAGAGGTGCCCTCGCAAAAACGGACCACAAAGGGTTGACAACCCAAAGTCCCCACAATACAGTGTAAACTCCCAAAATTACTGAAGCAGCAGGGTTTATAGGCTTCAGCAACGCCCCAGCAAGGTGTTCTTTATCTGGTACGATACTCACGTTATTTCACTGTCAGGGTGTTGTCCTTCCCTCCCCTTTCGGATTTCTAGCCTCACCAGCAGAGTCCGTTGCTCCAGCGCTTCGTGCTGAGTCGCGCTGCCTGGTGGTATTTGCTTCAGCCTTCTGCTGAGGCTTAATTTCTACAACCTTGTCTCCACCCTTCAATCCTGGCAATCCACGCTCTGCACGGATTTCGTTTGGAGTCTTAATCTGGCTCTTGATGTCGCGCTCGTCAATCTTGGACTGCGTGTCCGCGTCAGTTAGAGTCATCTCGTTCAAATCGACCTCGAAGGCATCGGTAAATTCCTTGGTCAGTCTGTTAATCTTCTTTTCTGCAATCGCCTGCTCAGGCCCACAGACCTGCTCCTTGAATGTCTTGTCGGCATCTCGTGCGACAGCTAGGCTGGCACCCTCTGCCATGGAGACCTTACCGATAGGAACACGGTGAACCATCAGCACAGAACTTCTGTTGGACTTGTTGTAGTTGTTGAAGGAACTATCCTGAATACCGGCCTCGATAGGCTCAATCTTCAACTCGACCTTGTTCTCTGACGTGTCTGGCGGTAGAGGAATATATAGACTTCGGTGATTCTGTCCCTTAAGACCTGTCTCGAAGAACTGCAGCAACGCAGCTTCAGTCTGAGTTCCTAGACGAGCACCCTTCAACGTAATGACGTGACGAGGCACTGCCTTATTTTCAAAGTAGTCCAGATTGAATCTAGCTGCAAACTCTGAGCCTGCGACAGCGTTCTTCGCTGCCACAATGTCAGGCACACCATAGAATCCAGAGGTAGGTGAGTACTTCTTGAAATGGATTAGCTCGTTAGGATTGTCGTCGCCGCCGAATGGGTCGGATACAGGAGGATTCTTTCTGTAGTCAGGACGCTTCTTGTTACCGTCGCCGAAGTTGCGGAAGAATACTGCCTTGTTAGAGATAATCTGAACGAAGCCGTCACGCTTGTGGCGAATTCGAATACTGGTAGAAGGACAGTGTCCTACATATCCAATGGTACCGTCGTGCTTGCGACCAATTTCGATGTATCCATTACCGGTCGTTTCGTAGTCCTTCCAGACCTTAATCAGAATCTCGGTAAAGGTGTCTTCCTGGTTGAATGAATCGAATAGGTCATACAAGTCCTCGCGCGCGCGCGCAAGCTTCTTGCGGAACTTGGCAATCTTGTCCTGCTGACCTTCAAGGTCTTCAATAGCACGCTTGGTCTTGGTGGTTTCAGTGAATTTGAATCCTAGACCTACAATGTTGGCTGTCTTTGCGTCTACCGCCGCCTTGTGTGCGTCAGAGACCTCGTACAGCTTGGCCAGATAGTCCAGATTCAGTGGTGGCATGACAGCCTGGAAGGCGTTGTAGCCAGAGATTTCATCAATCTCAATCTTCTTGGACTCAGCGTCAACACCGCGATGAACCTTCTTCAGTTCACCAGTCACTTTACGCTTGAAGACAGGCGTAAGACCGTCTAGCGACTTGATTTCCTCTGCGTGTGCCAAGAATGGGTCAACGCCCGTAGTTTCCTTTGCTGTGTGCGCAGGGCCGAGACGGTGGTGATTAATCTCTGGTAGAGACTCAATTACATCGTCTTCGGCTGCGACTACCTTTCTATCAGCCATTCTGCCTCTTCGCCTCCATAGAATCCAGTACGGCAGACATGTCGAATGGGTCAGGCTCTAGGCCCCACTTGACTCTCTGCATCTGTTCCTCGAATTCTTCATCAGAAACGGGTCGCTGTCCTCTCCAGAACTCGACCTTTCCCTTGTAAAAACCATAGTGTCTTGCTGCTTCGATGATTCTCCTGGCATGGACCTTTGCGTCGGATGCTAGTCCAAAGGACAACATTAGATTTCCGTCGCCATCACCAAGATATTCGCCATCTTCGCAGCGAAAGACATAAACTCCGTATGGAATACGCTCGTCTTCAACGCGCTGCATTCCTGTTGTATTAAGCTTCATAGTATTCGTAGTATAGACCTAATGGCGTTCTAACACCCACTTTTTGTCATCAGTGAGTACGGAAACCGTTATCCTGCACCGGTAATTGCCCAAGTGTATGCATAAAGCTTGGTGGAAGGGTTCGGATTTGTCACTGCAACAGCATCCGTATCAGAAATCTTCGCAGCCAGCACTCCAGTCGAGCATGTGTAAAGGTCCGCCACCTCCTGTGCTGAAAGCTGATGGTCGAACAATTCAATCTGACCAATCTGAGCGTCTCCGGTGATAGTGATGTCACCAGTAAGTGCCGTGGCACGAGTTAGCGTGTACATAACCCATTCGCCCTGATTCAATGTACCGCCCGCGACACCATTCTTGTACGCAGTAGCGCCGGTAACAGAGAACGTAGGAGTCGTAGCAGTAAGCTTCTTCATCCATACATTCATCGAGTACATAGCCTGAGGGTCGGGAGACGAGTCCGCGCTAATCGTTACCGTACCGCCGTTGAGGCGCACACCCCAATCGTCTCTCTGTTCGATAGGTTCGGCTCCATACATAGGGCTGGTAGCGCCACTGAAAGTAGTGTTGCGACCACCGATGTTCGGCATCAGACCTGTCTTGAATCCAACAACGAAAAGATTGTCAAGATAGGACGGGTCGTCTGTAATGCCACCGGCAAATGAAGCCTTGATGAACAAATCCTTGTTCGTAGGGTCGAAGCCATTGGGGATTAGTGCCAACCTCATGCCTCGCACAGCGGTCTCCCATGTGCTACCATCCAAGCTGGCTTCAATGACTACGCCGTCACCCTCCCAGTTCATGGACAGTCCGTAGACGCTGGTCAGTCCAGACTGGTCCAGGGGAATCCCAATCTGCCAGTTGCCAGCCACAGAAACGCCTGCTGCAAGCTGCGGAACAATTTGAGTGTCCACCAGGGTCACATCATTTAATGTTCCAATCTTCCAGTCGTCGTCGGTGCTCCAGGACATGCGGACGAAGGTGTCGGCCAGATTCATGGCCATCGGATAGTGCACGCCCACGAACGATGGTGCGACTGTTTGAATCAGAGTGGTGCGACGAGCCGCATTGAAATGCTCCTTGACGATGGTGTCGCTCCAGCCGGTACCATAGATAGCTACGCCGTTGACGGCAATCTTCTGAGCCGCAGCGGATGTGCCCATCCACAACTTACCGTCGCCCGCGACAAATGAATCTGCCATCTGAGCTTCTGTGATGGTCGTTTCGCCTACCAACTCTCCGTCGATAAATAGCTGATTCTTGTCGCGCAGATGTACTCCGACTACATGAACATTACGCTTGGCCTGGATGTCATACTTGACTTCGCAGGTGCCAGCGGTAAGATACTTGGTGGAGAATCTGATGATTGTGCCGTCTACTGTGATTCCATCATAGTTAGAGGAGGAAGAGAGGACTTTCTGCAGCCCACCGGCGGTTTCGTCAATCACGCGGAAAGAGGCTTCTAGGGAGAATGCAAGGGATTCGTATCCTTGCTTATATACCGGCGAATCAAACTTGGCATCAACAGCGTTGCTGAATACAGCGGAATATGCCGCCCCAGCCACCAAAGACGCGGCGGTAGTTGGAGTTCCAGTGTCCATTACACCAGCAGTGTTGTAGCCAGAATAATCCTGGAATGGTGCGGTGTCGTCCAGCATCCACATTCCAAGGGGCTTATCTGCGAGTACGCTCAGTAAGTAACTCATTATGTTTGGATTATACAATGCAAAAGGCCCCAGCGCGAACTGGGACCTTTGCAGTAACTTGTACCATCCTAAGGCAATCGGGAGGAGCGAATTCCCATGCACTTAATGGCTGTAATATTTCCAACGACTCAGAGGCCAACCACGGACTCTGGCACAACATAAGTATAACGGGGGCGCTTTCCTTCTGTCAATTTTTAGCCGTTGTAAATAACCCAGAAAACCTGGCTGGTTCTGTTGATGTAACCTGCTGTGACGTTTCCGAAGATACCGTCCACGGTCAACCCAGCCTTGTTCTGTACGTTCTTAACCGCCTGGGTAACAATCAAGCCTGCGTGTGCCCAGTTACCATAGGCCACAACGTTTAGCCA